TATTCTTCTGTGTTGATGTTAGTGCCAGTATCTATTTGGATGTACTTTAAATTAGCTGTACCGTTTTTACAACCTGGATCCAAAGGAGAAAAACAAAGAAAAATAAAAGAAGTAACCACTAAAACTTTGAATGATAAAGTTACACAACAGTCACAAATGTTGGCTGGTTTAAATAAACAGTTAGAAGATAAAAGAATTGAAGTTGATGAAGGTCTAAAAATTTTAGAAGAAAAGAAAGTTGACATTGATGCTGTCTTGGATTATCTTGAACACAAACAAGAAATGGACCCGTTTCATGAAATGATCGAAAATTTACCAGAAGGTTTGAGAGTTGTTATAAATCCTGTCATGTTAAAATCAATGAATAATAGTAAAAAATATGAATATTGGGCCAAAGATGCTAAGAATCTATATATACAAGGAATGGTTGAATTTCCAGCCTTTAAATTTGAACAGTTTGTAGCTTTACATGCACCAATGGCTAGTATTGATCAAGATTTATTATTCCCTAGCAAAGATGGAGTTCTTGGATTTCAATATCCTTGTGATACTTTACCAATCACTTTGTACATGGATGAAAGATTGTGCGATAATGTTATGTCAAGAATTACGAGAATTTCAAAAGGATTAATACCATTGTATTTTATGTCCAACACTTGTGATAAAAATGTTGTAAAGAAAAGTATTAGACAAAATTATTTGGCCAAACATCCCCCATATGATGATTTGAACGTAGATATAAGAAATTACTTTGAATTGGGATTTTTTGGATTACAATGTGATGAATATTTAGCCACTAATTCACAAAATTTTTCTGATGAAGATTATAGATATTTGCTTTATGTAATGTTAAGAAGGGGAAAAACTGAAATTGACTTAGAAAATTTAGTAGTAGAACAACAAAATATTAATGTAGAACACATAACTAAAACAGTAAAATTTTTAAATAGAGTTTCTGAAATAACATTATTTAAAACGCTGGAATGGATTGGTGAAAATTTAAAATTAGGAACTGTACAATTAATTTTGAGTACTTATGGCCATATGATGCCTAAAACAACAAAATTGAAAGTTGAAATTATGCCAACAATTAATTCTTTATATACAAAATTTTTAGATAAAAGTCACAAGAAAGAATTTTTTGAACCAATAAATTGTTACACACGAAATGAAGCAATAGATAAATTAATGAAGATTAATGGAACACATATGAATATTCCATTTCTTAAATTGGCTAGTAAACCTATGGTCATGTCTTCAAAATATAACATGGCAATTAGGCAAGCACATGGATTGTTGCCTGAATTAGAACCAACTTTTCATGTAACCTTTGAACCAGACGAATCAAAAATTAATAAACCCAAAATTGTTCAAATGTATGGAACCACTTTGCAACAAGGCTTGATGGTATTGCCTGATACAAATGACCCAGAAACATTAGTTGGTGGACTAATGGAAAGAATTGGTAAAGCTCGTGAAATTGATGAAAAAGAAGCTTTATCTTTTGTTGAACATTCTAAACAATTGTTAAAAGATTTACCTATTTTTGAAATACCTGAACCTACAGAAGAACAAGTACGTGTTCATTTGTGTTCTCAATATGGAGTAGTTAGGGGTATGATTTATTATAACATGATTGGTGATCAATTAATAGATAGTGATGTAGTTTCAAAATTGTTTCCAAAAGTGGAATTTTATGTCAATAAATCAAGTAATAAATTTAAAGAAAGACAAATTTCAGCAAGAAGTTTTAAAATAATAGCAAAATTTAGTTGGCATTTTCATCAACTTGGGAAAATGTTGAAAGAAGTATTTGGTTTGTTCACAAACATTTTGATTTCCAGTGGATTGACACCTGCGCAAGTTGGAGAATGGAATTGGGATAAATTTTTAAAATTTGGTAAACGTGGAGAAGGAGACGCAACTAGTTGGGATGGAGCTATGAATAAACACTTTTTAGACGTAGAAAAATGGTTTTTGAAGGAAAGAGTCACAGGAATGCCTGAAGAAATTGATTTTTTGTTGGAAAATTGGCATGTTTATAAAGGAATTGGTTTTGATGGCCAAGTAAGATTAAGTTGTGATTATGGTAGAAGATCTGGTGATTTGTGGACAACTGATTTTAACTCTCTATTGAACATTTTGTCTTTTATGTATGTTCATCAAAAACATTGGACTGATGATTTTGCTCTTGTAGTGTTAGGTGATGATTCAGTTTTTTATATGAATGAAATTGATGAAGAGGAAACCGTAAAAATTTATTCACAATTGGGAATTGAAATGAAGTTAATTTTTAGAGAAAATTTTGAAGATATAACATTTTGTTCTGGGTATTTCGTTCCAAATGAAAATGGATGGGTTTGGCAAAATGATTTCTTTCGAGTTTTGATGAAACTAGGATTTAATTACAATAACCATCCAGAAAAAGTTCATATGTCTCTCTTGCATGGTATAGCTAAAAGTTTATTTTGCACTGCTGGAATGTGGCCGATTATTTGGGTTTTATTAGATAGAATTGTTGAAACTGCTGAAGAAAATGGAATTGCTATAAAACGTGATTTCAGTTACGAAAATCCTTATAGATTTCAAGGCGGAAATGTTTCTCGACCTGAC